GCTACTATCGCCAGATCCACCTGTTCCTTTACCGTTACTGTTCGGCATACCACTTTCCATTCCACCACCACTTTCAGATTTGACACCTTCATTGAAAGGATCAAGCAGCTTGTTCAGCTCTTCTTGTGGCATGTCGTCAGGTACTTGGTAATCGATTCCAGCGTCTCTCAACACTTGGTTGATAACTTGAGGTGTTCTTGGAAGCAGGTTTACAGCGGCAGTTCTCTGGTAGAACTTACCTTTGTTGTCAAGGGTTTCTTGGTTTGGAACTTCGTAGTCAAAGAAAGGCATGACCTCAGTGCTCCACCCATTCTGTTCGAACAAGGATGTAATGAGATGATGGTTTAATTGGTCTTTGATTTCGTTCAGTCGGCTTTTAACTGCAAGGTCAATGATGCTTCCTTTTGATTCAGCAAGTGAGTAGCTACCGCCATCACCACCCATCGAAAGAACGTCAGCAAACAACCCTACTTGAATTTCACGACTGTAGCGCTCGATGATTTTGTTTACATCGTAAGACTTGCTACCTGAGATGTTCTTGATATCAAAGTCGAACATTCTGTTACCCTCGGTGTCAACCATAAGGGGCAGGATGAATCCACTCTGTTTCGCTTGGTGAGCGTTCTCAAGGATCTTTTGGTACATAGCAAAGGCTTTGGCCTTGTCCTCGTCTCTGTCCTCAGTAAGATACTCAGGAGGAAGGTACAGGATCTTAAATGCGTTGTTATCTTGCGCTGTCCCGATTGCTTCAGATTCTTGGTAAGCTTGTTTCATTTTCCAAGACTGCCATACACCAGCCAAAGGACTTGAGCCGCTTGGGCTTTCATTCTGTGGATTGTGTCGGAACAATAGAAACTTCTTGCGAGGGATGTATTTCAGTGCGGTTAGTTCAAGTTGACTTCTGATTCTGATCGCATCCCAACCACCATCACTGATGATGTCTTCGGTTGTTGCTGGAACAACTACACGTTGCCAGAATCCGTCAAGCTCTCTACCACTGTTTTTCCATTCCCATTGTGCAATTGTACCTTGACTGCGAATAGGTAGCTTTCTCAAGCCAACCAGTCCGTCATCATATTTGCTACCATATCGCTTATTTCTGAATCGGAATACAATCTCATTTGCACAGAAACCGTAGCGGTTAAAGCTCGATGCTTCTTTGATAAATGATGTCCAGCTCTGCTCCATGTCATCTTTGACTTGCTCAATAAAGAGCTTCTGTTTTGCGAGCTTCTGTTCGAATCCTTTCGGTACTCTAACTTTCCAAGTTGCTTCAGCAACCTTACTCTCTACAAAGTCAAGCGATGGATGTACAGCTCCGTCAAGTGCCATCTCCTTGAATGTATGATAGGCTTGGGGCCATCTCAGCTCGTGAGAGCAATCGTCCCAAACTTTACCACCCAAGGTTACAAGCCCTGTGTATCCTGTTTCACCATAAACAATTGGTGGAATCTTTGCGTCACCCTTAGTTAAGGAGAGCGTTTCTACTTCATCAGACATTATGTCTCCTTAACCAAATGGGTTTGATTTTGTCATATTCACAGAAGACAATACGTTGGTCATCTTGGGAATTGTGACGCGCTGTGCAAGGATTGCGATACAGTCAGACAAGGCGTCAACCATGTCATCGTGACCCATTTCCCCGCCACGTCTCAAACCATTAAAGGCTTCAAGTTCCCGGTAAACAAATCCGTTGTCGTTTTCAATGTTGTTCTCATAGTCACTACCGCATCCCTTAAGGAATTTGATATGTCCATTCATTGCAAGAGAAGAAAAGGGTCTGAATCTATCCAGCTTACTCTGAGTTGTTTTAACAACCCTTACACGATACCCTTGTTCGCTGATTGATCGAGTGAGCAAACTTGTTGCCACCTTAGCACTTGCGCCGGGATCGAGGGGAATAAGAATCTCTGTGTCTTTACCGTCACGCTTGGCGTTATCGATAATGAACTTTTCCCAATCTCCGTAGAGCATGCGAATTCTCTGTACGTCATGCACAAAGTAATCGCCGTTCTTTAACTTACTTACGCGAGCGCAAGCAGTGTAGTCGGGAGATAGGTTGCCAGATGATTTCAAAGTACCTGCGAAGTCATATGCTCTTACTGTACGAAGTATTTCACTGCGAGGCGGCTCTTCAAGTGCATCCTCACCACACCATGATCTTTGGAAGTATGTACTCCCTGCTTCACGTGCAGTCCAGTCACCAAGCAGCAATCTGCGCATCTCAACTTCAGGCATGGCCTCCAGTTTCGATTTGTAATCAGGCTGAGCCTTCATCAATGCAGGGTTGTCAAGGAGAGTGCCGAGCAACACTTGGAAGCTGATTGGCTTCGGTTGATCAGGGTGATCCATTGGGAGGTCACTATTACCGTAACGCTGGATCAGCTCTTCAGGGCTATCGCCCCAGCACATGTTGCCACCGATTCGAAGTACATATCTTACAATGCCGTTCTTTTCAGGATCTGCGATACCATGTTGAGGATGACCCTCTGGATACAACCACCATTTAACCCATTCAAACAAATAGCTGTCAGGGTCAGGGTTGCATGAAATCCAGATACTTGGGTCAAGCTTAGCTGCTGTACGCAGTCGAGAGAACAGCCACCAGATATGCTCTTCAGCGGCGTGTGTACCTTCGTCGTAGAACACGTTGGACAATTGCAAACCTTGATACTTCCTACCGGCAGCATCATTCTCGTAGTGAGAAAATGATACAGATGCTCCACTTGGGAACACGATCATTTGGTCTTTGATTCTTACGCGCAGATTTGGATAAACTTGTGAATACAGTGCAACTGCTTCTTGAAACAGTCCACCGGCTTTCATAAGGTCATTACTGTGCTGTCGAATGCAATACCCATTATACTTCGGGTCTTCAGCCCATCGAAGGTGACGCATTAATCCAACGTAACTCTTTGAGCTACCGGCTGCACCACCAACGACAAGAATCTTTGCACAACTCTTCAGATAGTTCTCTTGGAATGGAGACTGTGGAGAGACGATTACTTTGTCTTCCATGCTCACTCCTGTTGTTTGATGAGAGAAGTTATCTCTCTATATAAGTGTGTATTCTAATAGACTTTATCTATTTTGTCAATAGTAATTGAAATTATTCTTGACTTTCTTTTGCTTTCATGTATTCACGCGTCATCTGGTTACGATCACGACCTTTTACACCCACTGTCTTGCACAGATTTCGGAAGTCTGCGAAGTCCATTGCATCAAGCGACTCTTTGGTTACAGGTGCATTCATTGAGAATCCGCTGGATTCCGGTTCGGCACGTTTGATTGTAATCTCACGGCTTCCCTCTGTCATATTGAAGACGCGAATGTTCGGGGTTGGTGTTGGCTCTTCATCTGTCTCGATAACCATCTGAATGCAGTGTGGGAACGTCAGGCGAGGCAGTACACCGGATTTCAGTGTTGCACCAGAAGCTGCAAGATCAACAAGTGCTTCGATCATTCCGAGACCAAGTGCGTCTGAACTTCGTACATGTAATTCGTAAAGGCTCATTTATTCTCCTTAGTGTGGTAGTGTTGGTGGGAGCATGTCGAGGCTGAAGTTTGATGGTGCCGGAACATCATCTTGGTTCTTCTCAATCTCATCACCAATTTCATTGTCTTTCATCTTGAGACCAACAATTGCCATTTCTTCTTTGAGGCAGCTGTTGTTCAGGGATTCAATCTTGTTGACTACATACTTGGCTGTTTCGAGAACAACCTTGTCAACTTCGATCTTTTTTCCATCCTTGTCAAACTTTGGCACCATGCTGTCTTTGATGATCTGGATTGCATCTGGTTGCAGGTCGTAAAGCTTTGATAGTGTTGTTCGCATCTTTGATCGAGGCTTTACACTTCGTTTCCCTTTCGGTCTACCCGATGGGTTTGCACTCTCACCAGCTTGCCATGTTGTGTCGTTTCCTTTGCGGATAGGGCTTTCCCCAACGTCTTCAATATCTGTTGACATTTGTTTCTCCTTGTGTTATTCGATTGATAATACGGTACAATGTATTATTTGTCAATACGTTGTGTAAATTATCTTGACTTAATGAAAAAGCCCCGCCATCGGATAGATGCGGGGCATTGTTGTTATGCTTTCAAAGCAGCAATCGTTGCGTTCAGCGTAACCTTCAGCGCGTTTGCGAGAGTATTTGCTGTGGCTTGATCAGTAGCGTCAGGTGTAGCAACAGCGGCAAGGGCGGTGATCTGAGCTTTGGCTTTAAGGGCTGTGCTCACTTCTGCTGATGTTGGCACATAGTTACCGGCTTTTGCTTGAGTGGCTGACGTACCAACTACCAAGCTTGATGTGCCTGCGCCAATCGCTGTGCGAGCTGCTACTGCGTCCACAGCCTTCATGAGCGCCTTACCTGTGGCTGTACTGTCCGTGATGTCTGCAACAGTGATTGTGGTTGCTCCACCGCTTTCAAACAGGCTGTCAAGATCACCTTCACGTGCCAATCCCATCAGGCCAATTCGTGCCAGTGCTTCAATAAGTTCAACTCTTGTTGTGATCGCCATGTTTATTTCCTCTTTGATTTTTCTACAGATAATAAAAAACCCTCACAAGGAGGGTTTGATGTGTTCCACGTGGAACAATTTGGTGCGGGATTACGAATTCGAATCGTAACTTGCTGGTTGGAAGCCAGCCGTGCTAACCGTTAACACTAATCACGCATTGTATGGTGAATCTCTCTATGACAATTGGCGCATACCAGAATGCATTTACCAAC